AAATAGCTCTTTTCAAAAAAAAAACGACAAAGGCCCCCAGTATAGGCATTGCCTATACTGGGAGTTCTTTTTACTTACAGTCATTGATTAGTTGTACTAGATGACCTATCTTATAGTTTACTGTACGTAGAGAATCAGTAAAGTCTATTATCTGTTTACGTTCTCCAGTTAGTCTATATGTCACTTCGAAACGTTCTAATGTTTTAGGTCTAACTGTAAGAATCTTATAGTATAAATCATCTAGCTCTTCTGGTCTAAATGGATAGTAGATTCTTTCTACTATAGTGATTAGCTTATTCTTATCTCTTTCGCTATTAGCAAACATACGATACCCTACAAGAGTACTATCAGATCTGATATTCTCATTTCTAACTAATGAGATAGAATGATACACACACTTGAAGTCTAAGTATCTAGTATAGTTTGCTTTATTGATGTCTTTAGGGATAGCAACTTCAATATTCTGACTACCACCAAAAGATGCTCTAAATGGTGGTTTACCCTCACCACCGTACTGAGTTGTGTCTTTATACAACTCATCAAAGTCTAGTGTAATGCTAACTAGGTTCTTAAAAGTTTCTTCATTGAATTTCATAGTATCCTCCTTCTGGAATAAAGTAACCATTAGTATACATCTATATTATATAATCGTGTTTCACTTTCTATAAGGCTCTATAAAAATGACCAACCTGAACAACTCATTAAGAAGGAGGTATAAATAAAGATGGCAATACCTAAATTTTTAACTAAAGAAGGTGACTCTCTTATCTTCAATGGTGAAGGAGAGTTAGTATTCTATATACCAGAAGATTACTTTAGATCTGATGGTAATATGAAGTATGCTGAATTTGCTGGTGAATACGTAAATACACTAGGCTTATTCAACTATGAAGTATTTGATAAGAATGGTAAGTCTGAACTAGGGTTAAAGATGTTTTACTTCCCTATGGTAATATCTTGTATGCCTAACCAGGTAGACAAGGTTAAAGACTATGTAATAGATAAGAAGACTCCTATCCCTAAGGACTATCGTGTATTACGTTTCCATAAGGGAGATATTGTAATTCTAAATACTAAGTCTCCAGAAGATATCATCAACGTAGAAAACATGTTTAAGATCTTCTTGATCACTGGTAATATCCCTAATACAATCCCTTATGATCAATTACATACATTCCTAATGGATAGTATCAAATACAATGGTAGTTCATTCGGTATCTCAGCTCAAATGTTTGGTATGATTATCTCTCAAGTATGTAGATCTGCTAAAGATGAATCTATTCCATTCCGTTTAGCTAAAGACCCTAATATGAATCACTATAAATCTATTTCTGTTAAGATGGTACCTAAGTATATTTCTCCATTTACATCTATCACATCTGAAAACTGGGATGATGCTGTAGTCAATGCTATCATTAATGATAACCAAGTTGACTCTCCAATGGAAAAAATCCTTATGGGTTAGTATACCCTTATAGGGCGTATATCAACATAGATGTAAAAGTTTAGTAATATTATAATATGACTAACCTGTAAAATTTGTATTTTAAAGGAGGAAAACATATGATTGGTACTACAATCATTCTAGAAGATCAGTCCGATATTCCTTCCCTACAGATATCTGACAATACGACAAGACCAGTGGTCTTTTCGGCTTTCACTTCTGATAAGGGTACAGAAGACTATATTCATATCCAAGGTAATAAGTTCTTCGAGCAATATGGCGAGATCTCTTTCCAACGCCATGGCCAACCTTTACTTCAAGCTGCTAACGTTATCAACAATGGTGGTATCTTGTATGCAAAACGTGTAGTGCATCCTGATTCCACATTGGCTAACTTTGCAGTAGTTGCTCATCTTAAAGAAGATAAGCAACAATTGTTCCGCTATCGTCATGATGAAAACTTCAATATCATTCGTGAAGAAGTTGAAGAAAACGGTGTTCGTGTTTTGAAACCTATCAAAGACGAAGAATACTGGTTAACTTCTGACGTAGCTCTTTATCCTGAAGAAGCTGATCGTCCTCGATACATCAAAGAAGAAATCATGGAATTAGGTGCAGCTGATGGTTTTGAAACACCTATCACTGACCCTGCTGCTGTTGATTCTGATCCTCGAGTACAAAAAGCTATCATCAATACATGTGCTATTAGCTACTCTGTAGAGTCTATCGATTCTGATACTTTATTGAAAGAAAAGATCGGTAATGACATTAAGAAATTAGCTGACTATGTATTGAAAAAGAAAGGCAATGCTCTTACAGTAGCTGAAAAGTTCACTGGTGAAGCTGTTGCTGCTGGTACACGTATGAACGACTACTTGTTATTCGTAGTAACTGACAATGGTCGTGGTGTTTCTAACAAACGTATCCGTGTATCTCTTGATGATACTTTGTCCCGTACAGCTGAATCCGCTCGTTATAAATTAGACGTTTATGAGAACGATGTTGCTTTAGAAAGCATGATCTTCTCCTTGAACCCTGATGAATTAGAACGTGGTTACAACTTGTACATTGACTCTGTATCCAAACGTTCTGCTGCACAAATTAAAGTACATGCTTACGAAGACCAAACTAACTTGTTCTTCCAAGCTGTAGCTAAAATGTCTGGCATTGACGAAAATATCTTGAAAACTTCTGATATTTTGAACGGTCGTGATTATCGTGGTCAAGAATTTGCAAAAATTCATATCAATGATAAAAACGAAGATGGTCAAACTACTACTTACCTAAACGTTTCCGAAGGTCACTTCCTTAAAGGTGGCGACAATGGTAAATGGGGCCGTTATCCTTTAGTATATAAAGAAAAATTAAATGCAGAAGATGCTCGTAAGTTAAACAAAACTTATCGTACTCCTTACGATGAAGAAATGAAAAAAGCTTTCGATGGTACATTCTCTGATGATATCTTCAATACTGATAATACTCCAATTGATGTTGTAGTTGATGCTAACTATGCATTGCCAGTTAAAACTGCTATCGTAGAATTGTGTAAATTCCGTCAAGACGTATTCTTCTTCCGTGATTACGGTATTGGTATGAATACATTATTGGCAATCAAATCTAAGAAAGATATGATCGGTGGTATTGATGCTAACCGTTCTCGTTTCGTAGCTGACTATTGCCAATCCTATGACATCTATGACCCTTACACAAACAAACAAATCACTGTAACTATCGGTTACGATATTGCTCGTTTGGTTTGTATGCACTTCGGTAATGGTCGTAACTTGGTATGTGCTGGTGAAGCTAACAGCTGGATCATTCCTAACGTTATTGACAAAACTGTATCTTTCATTCCTAAAGTTACTCCTACATTGGATCAACAAACAAAAATGGAAGATATGCGTGTAAACTATGGCATGAATATTAACAACGTATTCACATTAGTTTCCGAATACACTTCTCAAGACCGTTATACTCAATTATCTTTCATCAATAACGTACTTACTGTACAAGAATTGATCAAAGAAATTCGTAAACAATGTCCTAAATCTCGTTACAAATTTATCACTGGTCAAGACTTTGAAAAATACAAAGCAGACGTTAACCGTATTATTGAGAAATTCAAATCCAAATTCGCTTCTATCGAATTGGTTATGGAACAAAATACAATCTATGCTGCTAATAAAATTGTATACGCTTCTATCAAAGTTAAATTCAAAGACTTCGTACAATACGAAATCTTCCGTATTATCGCTGTCCCAGTTGCTGAAAACGTATAAGGAAAGGAGAACTAAACAATGGCTTTTACAAATGGTGAAATTCCTTTCATCTTTGATGGTACAACTGATACCAGAGACCTAACAGGTTATGCCCTTTTCCGTGGTACTACTGACTGGGCTAACTTGCAACAGTTCAACCAATTTGAATCTGGCTATTCCTTACTTATCGTATTGGATATTCCTCGATTCTTAACTGAGTTGGCTGACCGTAATACTCGTTACAAGAAACTTATCGATACTTACGTTCATATCTTGGAATATGAATTCCGTGGTTTGAGTGGTCTCGATAACATGCAATCTGAAACTGCAGAATTGACTAATGGTATCCAATCCATTAACGTAATCAACAAAGTTACAACTCCATCTGCTTCTCAGATCTCCATGCGTTTCTTCGAAAAAGCTGGTTCTGTACTTACTAAAGTACATGAATTATACTTACGTGGTATTAAAGACCCTACTACAGGTATTAAGCACTACAATGGTCTTATCGAAAAAGGAGTATTGGATGCTGGTTTCGAAAACGAATGTTTCACATTCATGTATATCGTAACTAACAACACAATGCGTCATATCGAAAAAGCATACTACTTGGTTGCAGCTCAACCAACTAATGCTGACTTCTCTGAATTGTATAACTCTGAAAAAGGTCAATACGAATTCAAAGAATTGTCCATTGAATACAACTGTGTACCTATCTCTAACTGGTACATTAATGAACGTGCTCAACAATTACTTGACTGGGTACGTAAAGGTACTATCTGGAACGAATCTGAATTCCGTTATAGTGGTACATTCAATGCATATCATAAAACTCTTGTTAGCAATGGCACTGGTAACTCTGGTGGCACTGTTGACTTCCAAGGTTAATATGTAAATAAAACTCCCTATATAGGCAATGCCTATATAGGGGTTTTTTGTGTTTCTTAGTAGTCTCCACCACCAGAGTTATCTGATGTATCATCTGTAGCTTTAGCAGCTAATTGTAATTTAGTTTCTTTAGCCACCCTATCAACCATGTTTTGGTCAATATAGGTACGTAGCATTTCTTTCTTGATATTAGCCATAAACAATGGTTTTTGTTCTTCGGTAAAGTCTTCAGAATAAGAATCTGTTATAGCTTGAACCATATCATTCATATTATTAATCATAGTAGATGTATTAGATGTATTCAAGTACGATGGTTGTGGTAAGGATACATTAATGATAGCCTTAGAATCATCATACTCGGCTCTATACAACTGTGTCATAATACGACTAAAGAATGCATTAGTAATGATTTGGTCACTGATTACAGTCTTTAAGAATTTGCTAGATGTCATGGATGCTTGTACTGCATAGTCTAGAGAGTTTCTAGCATTTACAATTTCTACAGGAACTGTAGTAGCATCTACAGCCATATCTTCGAGCTTCTGCATAAGTTCAGTTTGAGGATCAATGTTTTGTCCTTGCATGATTTCGAACTGTACAGGAGATTCACCTGAAGCGTTAGTCGGAATAATGAAGTCATTGAATTGACCAATGATATTCAATACATTATTCATATTCTCAAAACGTCTAATATTGAAGTTAGTCATCTTGATTTGCTTCATAGTTTGAAGAAGTAATTGAGAGATATTAGTATCTACACCAGAGTTCTTTACATAGTATACACGTCTATCATAACCACGAGACATAGTAGCTAATGTATTAGAGATATACATGCCAGTATATAACTTAGCTGGAATAATAGAGTCGTTAAGTAAAGAGATACCACGGTGAGAGTCTGGATCCATCTTATAATAGCAATGGATTAAATCATCAGGAGAGATGAATGTAATGTTTAAAGCATTCTCTCCTTTAAGAGTCAAGCTATTGTATTTAAGAATCGCATAGATTTCTCTAGATAAGTCTTTATTCATCTTAATAAACTGTGCATCGATCATACCAGAGATCTTAGCAGCAATACCACGCAGAAGATTATCATCTACATGACCAGAGTTCTTTAAAGCTGCTTGTGGTGCTTTAGACATAGCCATAGCATTCATAGGGTCAGTCATACCAACACCAGCCATACCACTACGGTCATCTAAGTAAGTATCAGTTACACCCTCAATATAGTAGTATCCTAAACAGATATCATCAATATAGATAGGTACAACGTTTTCACGTTTAAGTACTTTCATTAAAGCACCTGCTGCTTTAATATCTTTACCATATTTCTTAACTTTATTAGGATCAGTAATACCATCTGGAGTTGGTTCAAAGAAGTCTTTTACATCTAATTCATCTTTTGGTGTAAGAGCATTAGAGATACTTGTATCTTTCTTTAAAGAGGCTTTCTGCACGTCACTCATAGCCTCCAGTACAGGTACATAGGCTTCGTTAAAACTTTGCTCCTGGATACTTTTGAGTCTCTCAGTTGCCTTGATATTGGCTACAATAGACTCGTTAAGTAATCCATTATGATAAGATAAGTTTAAATTGAAATCGTTAAAATTGACTTTATTCTTTGCTTCGGAATTATAAGCATTAATATAGTCTTGGTCAAAGTGTACAGACTCTTTAACTACGTCTGTAGCTTGAGCTGTATTATACAATCTAGAGATTGCTGCAGCATATGGAATTACATATACGAACTCTTCACCATATTTCATAGCATTGTATGCAATGTCTTGGAACTTCTCTGCTAGGTTATACTTATGCTTAATAAGCTCTACGTTATTGGCAATAGTCTTTTGATCACTAACCATAGAGAAGTTTGTTTCTGCTAGAGTAATATAGTCTTTAGCAAAATGGTCAGCAGATAATACGTTATCTAATAACGTACTTAACGCTGCATCTAGCTTAGGCATATACTTACAGATCATATCGATCTCTGCATCATAGTCTTTAAGATTCTTATTATTAAAGAATGCATTATATAAAGACCCAGATAACTCCATATCGTTACCAAAGATTTGGTTCATATCATCATTACTTGCAGTACCACCACGAGAACGTAATAGTTTAGCGTATAATGTAGAAATATTATTTAGACCAGTCTTATAACTAGAGTCAGAGATGATACGTTCAACTGTATCAGATATATTTGCATCCGATGCATCTAATTCATCTTTAGCATCTGGTTGAGTCATATAAGCTCTTCGATACAAACCATTGAGCATATTAGAAATGGACTTAGATAAGTCACGTTGCTCGGCTGTATCTTTTTTGATATCATCAGCCATCATTTACCTCCTTGAAAAAAGTAGCATATTAGTAGGATGTTTCAGCATTTAAAGGCTATGACCCAGAGAGCCATAGCCTAAAATGTATATTAGCATAATAATTTGAATACTTGGTCGATGATATATCCATTACGTTTAAATAGTCTAAACACTAATAGCTTAAACTTAGATGTAGTTGGAATATCATACAAGAATAGTTCCATCTTATCACCCTTAACGATAGGGAAGATACCACGAGAAATCATACAGATATAATCTCTCTTCTTAGTTTCGATAACTAACTTAATAGCACCATCACTAGCTTTAGCATCCAAGAAGTATTGGAACTTATCTGCAAATCTTTCACTATTGTATTGTACTTCTAAGTTCTTAGTATCCATACAGTTCAAGATATTGTAATACTTGTCTAAGATGTCTTGTCTACCGAACTCGTAGTTATCATGTAAGAATGTAAAGTTCTCTTGTTTCATACAGTTCTTAAAGTCAAGACAGTTAATATTAGCATTACCCTCAATAGGTTTATTAGCTGGTGGTGCTACAATTTGCATATAAGACATACCAGGACCAAAACCAAGTAATACGTTATCATTCTCACTATTAAAGATGCTATCACACTTTAGCATCTTAATAAGATTATTATAGTAGTCTACATTATACTCTTTCGCCATCTTCGAGCTCTCCTTTGGATAATTCTTTAGCTATAAACATTGACTCCGCTTCAGCGTCAGAATGTCTAAACATGTTAATCGTTGTATACGTATCAGGTTCAACTTCACCTAAGACACCATCAGTATAAGCCATGAATGGTTTCTTAGTTTGAATTCTTGGAGCGTTCATCTTAATGATATCTACCATCTCTTCTACATTAGGCATATTGAACCACTTATGGCAGAATGTAATATTATCATCAGTAGCGATATCTTCGATGAACTTAGCACCACTTAGTGCTTCATCATTAAACTTAATCATACCAATTTGAGTTGGTGCTGATAGATTGAACTCACGAATGATACTAGGATATAGAGAACTAAAGTCAAAGTCTACTGAGTTATCGAATAGTAATACTGGTTGACCATTAATCTTAATCTTAGCAAAGTCACCAATAAGATTAGGGTCTGCTACGAATGCACCAGGGAACTTCTCTTTAGGTTTCTCTTTAAACTTATTGATATTATTACCATGAACAAACCCATCGTTGTAGTAAATCTTAACACGTTGGTTATTAAGATATACAGTTTGTCTATGAGCTTTAGCATATCTAGTATTAGTATCAACTGTAGTATTGTATACGTAATCGATATCACCAGTTTCTTTTTCGATACATACCTGAACTATAACGTCTACTACGTTATAGAAGATATATGTCTTAAAGTCTTTAAATGGTAACTCACCAATATCTCTAGTAATATGGTGATAGTCTAACTTAGCTACACCAGCAACTTGTTGACCAATATCATTTAACTTATTAGATTGATAAGCAGCTTGTCCTTTACGTCTAGAAGCAAACTGAATCATTTGGTCTAAGTATACCGTATATGAAGATATCTGTGCATAGTCACCACGTTCAGCTAATGCTTGACCGGCACGTTCATCTACATAGTAATAGCATTCTTTAGTATAGAAGTCTGGATGACAAATATAGTCAGATGCTTTCTCACCAAATTGGTCTTCTATACGAGCAATGATATAAGGCAAATCGAATGCCATGTTCCATGCTAACATGAAATCAGGTTTATCTTCATTAACCTTATCGAATAAAGAATGTAATAGTTCCTTTTCATCATCAAAAAATAAAGGATGCCATTTCATATTCTCTAAACCAAAGTGTTTAACCTTGTCGTTACCACCAACTGTAGAACGAATAAGACTAAACAACTCACCATCTAGACCATTGTTTCTACATTCCATTTCAAACTGTTCCACTAATACATTACGTGGGTCTCTAAGAATGTATGTATAGATATTATCACCAAAGATATAAGTTACTGCAGATACAGGTGCTTCACCTGGTTCTGGAAAATCACCAGCAATCTCTGATATATCAACTTCAATATCGAAGTAAGCCTTAGTTGGTGGGACTCTAATTTCATTAGGGAATCTCCGACTAAACCAGAATCTATAATGGTCTGATAATTCCATATCAGATAAGAATACTGTATTACAAGTATGCAACTTAGTATTAGCACCAAAGTCTCTAGACTTGATATTATTATAGAAGTATTCTATATTGCCTGTATTCTCAGCAATAGATTTAAGAAGCTCACCATTATTACACTTAACCGGAATAACCTTATCTCGTTCAATGTAATCATAATGATGAGTTATAGATTGTGGGTCTTTAGCTACAAAGTATATGTATTCTGGATTCTCTATCTCACATCTAACTTTCTCACCAGTGGTATTATCTCTGGCTACCATAACTATATATGGAGAAGTCCATCCAGCTTTATCTTTCTTAGCTTTTATAAAGAATGAGTTCAGTAACGTTAAGTCTGACCCATCAAAATATTGGTCGTATATATGAAGCATAATTAGTTTCCTCCTATTAATGATATGTGGTCAGGGTTGTAAAAACTTACTATTCCCATTGAAATCAAGCTAAATAGACAAAAAATAAAAATAGAGTGTAGACGTGCAGAAAGGATGCACGTCTACTAAGGGAGTTCAGTGATACTGAGATAGAGATTTGTTCTAGGGGTGGTAGAGCAATTGGGATTTTGCTCTTATAATTATTCTCTTTAAGTGTGTTAGTATAGGCTCCGGAAATATATTATCACGTTCTTTTTTTTTGTAATGGTTATATATTTGTGTATCAGAAAGGAGTCCATAGCAACGATTATCAATGAGAGATAGGGGGTCTCTTTTATGTCGTTGTGTTGGATTTTATTATGCTTTCCGGAGCCTAGTGAGGGGTTAGATAAAATAATGTCTACCTCAGTATCCCCTTTATAGTATACAATTGAAATTATCTTTGGTTACAGCTTTAGCATGCTCGTTTAGAAGCAGATACAATTCTCTAATAATAATTCTATAACCTGGGCCACCACCATATAGATATTTAATGACAGTACCACCATCGAATACAAAATCCTTTAGTGTTTCATTTATAGTAGGATCGCTTAAGAAGTCTCTTATAGGCATACAGTTACTATAAGCAGTATACTTTTTATAGTGCTTAAAGAATGATATGATTTCTTTACCCTCTTTATCAGTTATTACAAAAGAAGCTTGTTCTCTCTCTTTATTTACATCAATAGAAAGATAGAAGTTCTTAAAGTCAAATACAATATCATTAGGGTTGTACTTTATATTCTTTAGTATAGTTACAATAAACTTCTTATTAATATCATAGACTAGTTCACTTTTCATAGCTCAATACCTCCTGTTAGTTATTACAAAGTTAACGTCTATATAAAAACCAATATTAGCCCAAGAAAGAAAGGACTTACAAATATGGAAAGCATGTTTACCACCGCTACTGATGCGGAAAACAAAGAAATCAAAGTGGAAGTTACTCCACCTAAGAAAAAACTATTTGGTGGGATGCGAGATAATAATAGTATCTCTTTAGATGCACCACCTAAGGAACTTGTAGTTCCAACTAAACGTCGTGGTAGACCACGTAAAGTTAAACCTCTAAACGGTGAGGGTGGAGAGTCTGCTGTTCCAGAGAAAGCAGCTATCTTAACTACTAATGTACCTATAGCTGAGATGTATGATGAAACAAATGATATGCTTAGAGAGACCGTATCTCAACTAGGTGTATTACAAGATGAGCTTAAGACCGAGTTCAATCAATTACGTATGTCATCTCGCCTTAAAGGTAAATACCAGTATATGACTGATATGGCCAGTGTAATCTCTACTATCACTAGTACTAAACTAAGTGCTATTAAAGCTATCAATGATAATATCACTACAGCCGCTAAATTGGAATTGTCTCGTGTTAAAGATCTTAAGATTGATGCTGGTGATGATAATGCAGCTATTATGGGTCTATACAAAAACTTATTGGATGCTCCAAGACAACAATTGGAATCCACTGGTTTTGTTCCACCACAGGCTATTCAAGGTATGGACTTCCCATCCTTTATTGCTCAACGTGCACAAAGCTTTGATTTGATTCCTCCATCTGATAGAACTCAATTAGCTCCAACTGATGAGTTCACTCCAGAACAAAATCGTATGATTATGGAATCTAACCCTAACACTAAAGTCGTTGTAGTATACGATAAACGTACTGATGCTAAGTACTTCAAAATGATGAACTTAGCTACTAAGCAATATATCGAAAACGTAAGTCTCCCAGATGACTTCTTGCTTGAGGCTATGCGTATTAACTTCGCTACTGGCACAGCACGTAACTCTAACACTAATATGGACTTCCCTCTAGTAGTTATTGATACTAATGGCATGATCGAAGAAGCACCACTAGTATCCCAAGCTAGAAGTGGTAGCTCTGCATCTTTCGATGACGGATTCTAAAAAAAAATAAAATAAGATATAGGGATACAGGTATTACCTGTATCCCATATTCTAAACTATTTTGGGCCAAAGTATAGGTCCACCGCTGCTGTTGCAACTACTGGCATACCTATTGTAAATAATACCCCTAGGAAAAAGATGCTAGTCATAGCACCCATCTCCAAGTTCTCTGCAGTTTCTACTGCTGCCATCCCTGCAGACGCAGGGATTACTGGCCAGTTCCAGTAATCTAACCCAAGTAAATTAATTACTAGGACTAGAAGCGCAAAACCTATCGCAGCGAATACTACGAAGATAGCTAAATGATTAAGTTGCTTTTGTTGTTTGCGTTGTTGTTTTTTCATGGTAATATTTTCCTTTCTAAAGTAAATAATAAATAAATATAACCATTGTATTACCATTATAGTATACAACTGAAAATACTAAGTTTTACGATATTACTAAAACACCAACAAATAAGTATAAAAAAATAATACATGGGTAAGAATGATATGCACCCTTACCCATGTATATTAAATAGCTATAACTGATCTTCAGATATAGCTATTTCAATTCCTACTGATAATAGGAATCTGTAAGCCTTGATGGCTACGCTACGGGGTATATTATTTATACCTTCGTAGCGATCAGCCACTAGACTCATAGCAGTTCTAATCTGCCAATCTAAATTAGTAGACCTTGCTGCTAAATGATTAACGTAGTTACCTACGCAACCACTTTGTGTCATAGGGATTCACCTCCTTATGACTTATGGGATATAGTCCCATAAGTGTATGGTTATATTTAGATACAGCTATCGTGAGTAGCTGTATCTACCATACACGTTTATAGTATGCAATTGTAATTCAGTTTACTTACAAAAAAAAATAATCCCATATAGGCAATGCCTATATGGGACTTTTGTTTGTTTAGAATTGTGGTAGATTGGAAACTAGATATCCGATAATAGCTATAATATACCATAGTAGTATAGCAAACCCATAGGATATAAGCCCACGAGCAAAACGTATACATTTCTTTTTAGATCTGTCTCTATTACGTAATATCTCTTGTTGAGTATTACCGTTCATAGATTGCTTGGATATATTATAAGTGATATAATTATATACTAGAAGCATAATGAATACAGCACCAGGCATAAAGATAAATGCATAATACTCCCTAAACGATACAAATGTATTTAAGTTTAGTAAGTTAAGCAATATTACTATCCCTATACAAACAACCATACCCATATTTCTTAAAGAAAGCCGTGCTAGTTTTTCCATTATATCACCCCTAATATATTGATACCAATCATTTGAACTACCCATAAGATATAGACTATAACTAAGAAAGTCACAAGCCATCTACCATAGTTATGTAGAGTCTTAGTAGCCATAGCATAGTCTATTCTTGCTTTATTACTCTTTTGTACATACTCCTTTATCTCATCTGCTCTTAGTTTGATATTCATATAGATGATTATACCTATAGAGCCTAATACACCAGGTACATATACACCTAGTATCCTAAATAGATCTTGCTGGTAGTTTATAGCCCAATCAGCACCAACTGTCATTACAGCATGAAATGCTATAAGACACATTATGAACTTCATGATTCACCTCGTATTATAAAACACATAAAGAAACTGAGTATAGTCATTGACTATACTCAGAATAATTAAATACCTCCGTGGTATGTAATCCACCAATGAAACACACCAGCTAATATAATCATGACAAATATATATCCATAGTTCTTATTCACTATTTGATATAATGCAGCCATGAAAGTAAAAGCCATTAGTAACGGTAAGATTACATACATCAATAAGACTAACATTTTAAAACGCTCCTGCCATTTTAAACCCTAAAGTGATAATATTAACTAATATAACCAGTAGAGTGACTATACACACTTCACCACTACCATCTACCGCTTCAGATAAAGCTGATTCAATTGCAACACGCTTACTAGTATTATTCAATAGATTAGTTTTAACTTTACCACCAGTAAGCTCATTGAATTTGATTAACCCTTCTTCTAAGTGACTAGCAATAAATTTATTGCTAGATATAGTACCACTCTGTATTGAAATGATATACCCAGCTATTACCATATTGATAAAAGCCAAAGCATATATTTCAAAGTGTATCAATATAGCTACTGCTATATTAGAACCAATAACTGTCAGAATCTGAGAAGAGAATATCTCCAGGAAGATCTTACTTCCAAAGAGTTGTTTTTCCTTTTCCATTATCTTTACCTCTCATAATATTAATACTTTTAGTCAGTAGTATAACGTATACTACCATTAATATTAATGTGCTTAGTTCTGAGAACAGTTCGTGAATCCATGCTACATTGATAAGCAATATTATGGTTGAAATGATCCCCATATACCAACAGTTGGTTGTTACTCTGTTTAAATCTTCGGCAGATGGCATAGTCTTATCTAATGTAAATAACTCTAATACTTGTTTATATCCATCAATTACTTCTTGACGTTTTTCATCGGTTATACTAGCATCATTCTCTGCAATAGTAATCATATTTCTTACAGATTCTGGTGTCTCTGATGAATAATGTACAAGCATATCAGTAGTAACTCTAATAAGACGTACCTTACGTATATACGCATCATAGTATCCTAAGAATGCAAAGATTATAACTAATGTATAACACATTACAACCCTACTAATCCAAGAATTATCTACATGATCTATACATAGTAAAGCTGTACCTACAGCTGCAGATATAATACACAATAACGTTGCTTGAATCTTATTCATTATTTAATACCTGCCTTTTCTGATTCGATATATGTAATGATACCTACCAATACTAAAGCCAAGATAATAATATAATGACCTTGAATCATATTCTCAATATTACTAATAAAATTTTCCATTCTAAAATCCTTTCTTATAAATCAAACTAAGTCTACTCCCATCAGTATCCCTATACATATACCGTTTATGATATACATATAGATTTTATCGATATCTAATAGACCACATATGAATGCTACTAAGATACTTATAATAGTCACTATTACTAGTTTCTTAATACTCATATGATCACCTCCCTACAAAGAAGTTTACTAAGAATCCTACAGTAACACAGGTTATCATATGAAATAACCAGCTATACTCTAGATCCATGTGAACCCATACTACAGTGACTATCAGTATTGCAATAATCAATGGAAGTATATCCATAAAATTATCGAAACTATACTTTCGTCTCATTATAAATCTCCTTTCTAAATAATATAACCACTGTATCATAATTATATTATATAACTCAAATCCTGATTACCAAAAAAAATAATTAAGTATAGGGGTGGTTTATCCACCCCTATAAACTATGCTACTTTATTCTTATTCTCTTCACATTTGCGTTCAAATGCTTCAATAATTTTTGTTGAAACAAGTTCTGCAAACTCACTGCGATAATCGAAGACTAAATCAGCAAGATTACAATGCTCTTCAAATGTGATAGCACTGTTTTTTGCCAAAATAGATAATGCGATATTCGCCGTGGAATATGCAAAACCCAAGGTAAACATTTTTACTTTTTCTTCATCTGAAAATACCGGGATACTCATCCCAATACTATCACTTAAGAAAAGCAATAAGTCTACAATGTCTTGTGTTTCATCTAAGTATGTTTTCATTGTATGCTTGAAATTGTTAATGCCTTCAACAATTTCATCATAAGATAACATACTTAAATTTTCTAAATCGTTTAAAAGTGCCATGGTTAATATCCTCCTTGATTAATAAACTAAATAAATATATAACCATTGTATTACCATTATAGTATATAACTGAAATAATCAAGTTTTACGATATCACCATATTGTAAATTAATATAGAGTTCACACTCTAATATAAATATATTTTTAATTCAACAGGAGGTATATAAATGAGAACCGCAGATGAGCAATATATTAATATTGTGAAGAATATCTTAGACCATGGCACATACACCAATAACCGTACAGGTATTCCGACATATAAGCTACCACACCAAATCATGCAGTTTGATTTACAAGAGGAATTCCCTATTCTATCAACTAAGTTTGTAGCAGCTAAGACTGCTCTTAAAGAACTATTATGGATATGGCAAATGCAATCTAATGATGTACGTAAGTTACAAGAAATGGGTTGTCATGTATGGGATGAATGGATGAGAGAAGATGGTACTATTGGTAAAGCCTATGGTTATCAAATTGCTAAGTATAATCAACTAGATAATCTTATCAATACTATTAAAACTGATCCAGATAGCAGACGTATGATAGTTACCCTCTGGAACATAGAAGATCTCCCAGATATGGCATTACAACCATGTGCTTATGAAACATTATGGGATGTACAAGATGGAAAATTAAACTGTTTACTCCTCCAGCGTTAACGGGCGCCTTTGTATAGTAATATACATCGAATAACCTTACTAAAAATGGGACGTCATATACAAACGTATATGATAATCATTTACGAAGAATCTATACTAGATTTGTGTTCAACGACTATCGAAAGCATGCAGTATATCTGTAGAGTGAGTAGAGTACACCTAAGTGGGTGGAAACGTTTGTGGGTCCTACCAGGGACGGATCGTGATATAGTCTGATCTATATAGAAATATATAGCAGTTCATAAGAGAACGTAGTATGATTAACGACCATACTAGAACACTTTGTCGGGGGATACGGGATTAGGAATCCCGTTCAATACAACACAATACGCTATGCTAGTTCATATGATAGCTCATGTATGTAAACTTAAACCTGGTAAGTTTACACATATCGTAAATAATATGCATATATACGAAAACCATATACCTCAGCTACAAGAACAAATTAAACGTTATGAGTCTGGCAATCTACCAACACAAGAACCTAGATTGGTTATTAATGGTGGTGTGCAAGACTTCTATGACTTTACTCCAGATAGTGTAATTGTGGATAACTACTTCCATATGGGTAAGCTCCCTATGGTGGTTGCTGTTTAAAAAAATAAAATAAGATTAGGGTAGAGACATTGTCTCTACCCTATTTATTATGCTTGACGACCAGGTACCATGTTTGATACCATGTCTTCAATGCCTAAAGATTTAATTTTCTTTAGGATTTGTGCCACTTTTCTATGCTTGCCGAGTAAACGGTACCCAGCAATAATACACTCCAAGTTAGATGGAGTAGCTGTTAGTACATAAGTGCCTTCATGGTCAAGTACTACTAGATATTCATCGTATCCGTTGAAATCAACGAATGAGTATCCTAATGCGTTGGCGTATCTGATTGCTAGGTCCTCACCTAGCATCTCAGGATGCCAGTTACATACTTCAGCAATTTCGGAGAATAGATCGTATTTCAGCTCTTTGAGCATTCTATTCTCCAATGTTGTTGTAGCTTTTGCTACTACAGAAGTATAACCGTTGCCTTCGAATTGACGTTTTACAAGTTTCATGATGATATCCTTTCTGTCTGTTAGACTTAATACTAAATAATATAACCATCATATTACTATTATAGTATATAACTAAAATAATCGAGTTTTACAATATACATATTATACCCCTAGTATCATAGAAAAAAGAAAATAAGATAAGGGTAGAGACAGTGTCTCTACCCTATTATTCTTATTTTAATCTTGCTTCGACAATGCGAGCTATATCACTCGCTTGCTCTTTAGCAAGACCAATCATCCATTCGATGACTTCGTCAGCAACAGGGTTACCATTTTTAACGAATGACTTAATTTTATTCAAGTCATTCAAACCATCTTCTTTAAGATAACGGCGTAACTCATCAGTATCTTCAAATAATTCTTTGGATATATTATATCCTAAAATATTATTGAAAGTTTCTACGGAGAAGTTTTTATCTAATGCTCTCCATAGTTTCTCCAACTCTTTTTGTGAATTAGAGAAAATTCCTTTCTTGAAGTCTGCAACTTTATCTTCAGTCATTCGACTGATATAATTTGCAAAACCTTCGTAAACGGAAGATACTAAAGCTGGGTTTGTGATTGTTGTTGTGTTCATGATGATATCCTTTCTGTCTATAGACTTAAATAAATAATATAACCATCATATTACCATTATAGTATATAACTGAAATACTTGAGTTTTACGATATTCAAAATACACCCCAGTATCATAGAAAAAAGAAAAGATATACAGGATAGTACAATGTACTATCCTGTATTCTAGTATTATAAGATATTAGGCAATAAAGTGCATTTCTCAGATATAGTATCTTCTATTGTATTTATAGCTGTAAATAGTGTAGCTTTAGTTACAGGCTCCTCTAAGTGAGGACTAGTAACTTTCCACTTATCACCATCTACTAATTCAATAGCCATATTAAATTTATCAAATTTGATTTTAATATCAGAATCTGTAACTATGATATACCCATACATTAGACGAATTCTATTCAATACGCCTATCTTATCAGAATCGACATATCTTACGTTAGACGCTACATCAAATCGTAATAAGATACTCTCAAAGTACTCTTTGATTTCTAAATTAGATTTTACTTTATCAGTGTTAATAATAACAATTCCTACAGGTGGTGTATACGTATATAGATTCGAACTATATGTAGGTTTTATCTCTAGTCTAATACCCTCAATATTTACTCTATCTGTATCTAGATAGATTTCACATTGATATACTTTATCATTAAATTTGAGATAACGTACACAGAAGTCTCTCAACTTAGATACACCGTTTATGGTTCTAGATATCTTCTTATTCTTATCATCAGTAAGTGTTTCTATCTTACCTGTAGCTGGTGGTACGATATTTAGGTCTTTTAATTGCATAGTAGTGTCCTCCTATTTTTCCATACGGTTTTCTACAGCTTCCCAGAATTCTTCGTCGAATTCGGAATCTTCATTGATTGAAGATACGTGATATGTCGGAGATTCATCGAAGTAATGCTCTCTATTATATACGCTTAAGTATTTAGAGTCATTCTCATAGATACCTGTAAACTCGGTGATATTGAATTCACCAGCTTCTACCATCTTAATATAGTCTAATGTATATCGTGCTAATGTAGAATCATAGATATGATTGTCATTACCAACAGCTAAAGCTGCTTCACAAAGAAGCTTCAAGTCTTCCATTAATAGTGGCATATCTAAACTTGGTTTATAAGTATCTTCATATTTCTCCATAGTATATGGATATCTGATTTCCCACATAGCACTATGCTTATTGTAACCGATACGGTATGGCTTACCATTTACTGTAAGTTCATAGTATTCGATATCTTCTAGATCCCAAGTAAACATATTTACCACAGCTTTAAACTCTGTAGTATATTTACCATCTTCGCTTTCTAGACTAGATTCATATAGTCTAGCAGAACGCATACCAATATCTCCAAGATCATTGATATTGTATTCCATGATATCACTGATATCGCTATAGAATACGAAGCAGTTAATCAAGTCTTTGATCAATGCTTCATAAGTATTCTCTTCCATCTCACCAATAGTATATTTCCATTCAGGAATATTAGTTACGTTTAAAACTTCATTATTATTAGTCATTTCAAAATCCTCCTATGATTAAAATGCAAGCATTACTTCACGTAATGCATTCTCTAAACCATTGTAGTCTGGTCCAACTACTTCTTCATTATCTTTATTATAGATATTGAATACTTTACCAATATTAGGTTCATGATGACTACCTAATATATCTACAGGCAAGTCATCTAGAGTCAAACCAATGAACTCTAAATTATCACCTAAGCTACTGATAGTTCCAGATGCTATTAATGTACCATCATTACCATTAATATAATCTAAGAACTCTCCATCTAATCCCATCAATATGCTTCTAAGTCTAATAATACCTTTCATAGCAACTTCGACAGCATTACTAACTTTAGAGCTAGCATAGTTATCAGTTACAGATGAAATATACTCTACACCAAACTCGTTACAATCTGGCATACTTTGGAATAGTATCTCTCCGATATTATTAGTATCAGATCTTCTGAGATACACTTCTACATCGAATATATTGCCATACAATGTGCATCTACCGATGTATAGATTGTTATCAACTTTGTCTTTAGTCAATACCATATGTAATAGCATTTCTAATTCGTTGATTTGTTTCTTAATACTCATGGTCAGTTTCCTCCTTAGTAATAAAATAATATAACCATTAAGTCATACTTATATTATACAACCATAATTCTTATTACTAAGAAAAAAAAGAAAAGTATACAGGATAGGGTAAATACCCTATCCTGTAATATTCTTTAGATAATGTTTTTAAGAAGCACAGGCTTCTCTTCTAAGCTAGCTTTGTAATCTGCCATAACTTTAGCTGCGTCAGCCAAAGTCTTACAGATTACATTGTCTACCCCATTAGGGCAGACATACCAGCTATTTTCGAATGGTGAAATAACACCCAAATCCTTAAATCTGAAAACTACATTATCGTTTTCAATATATAAGGTCCCATGTAACCCAAGCAAGACTTTCATTGCTTCGATTTTGGTTGGATCTTCTTCGATATCTTGTTCCATTCCTAAGATTAGACCAAGATACTTAGTGAAGTATTCCTCAATTGCTTCAGCTGATTTTGGAGCCGTAATGGATACCTCTACTTGGCCAATATACTTACTAAAGTAAGTAAACCAAGCATATTCGATAAATCCATTATCAGCAACTCGTAGTAGACCTTTCTTTGTTACACAATTTTCTAATTTGAAAATGTCTTCCATATAAGGTCTAACAACGGTGTTATTTGCTTTTGCTAATTGATGTAGTCTCATGATAATATTCTCCTTTTCTTTTAAATACACTAATAAATATAACCATGATATTACCATTATAGTATACAACTGAAGAAATCAAGTTTTACGATTATAAAAAAAAATAAACAGGTACTGGAAATTCCAGTACCTGTATTTTGTTTTACTTACTGTAGTTAGTTCTTACATAGTTAATAGCATCATTGATATTTAGTCCACCAGATACTACACTATAGTCTTTAATAGAGCATACATCGAAACCATATTCCGTTAATAATCCAGGCATACTGGAAATACATACAGGAAGATATTCAAAGTGTAGCTCAATATTAGTTATCTTAGAATACAACTCATGAGCTTCAGTCATACGTGTCTTACCAATTGTAGTAAGCATCCCTTCATTAGCACGAATGAACTCTAAGTCTGTATCTTTAAGTATAGATAATAGCTTACGCATCTTAACTATACCCTCAAGAGCTAATGACATATCTTCAGTTATACTAAATACATCGTGTTCGTCTTTGATTATGGAAGCATACCCAATACCAAAGTCATTTTCACCTGGCATACTTTCGATAATGAATTGACTAACTGTATTACCACCGAAAGTTACAGATACACCAATACCAGTACCGAATAAAGCACCCTCACCATAATAAGACGTTCTAGATATAGTATCATCAGTATCAGGACTCATGTCAAACTCTACATCTAAAACACGTTCAATTGTTTTTAATACATTTTCAATTAGCATCTTCTATTCACCTCGTATGTAATCTATTTAGCACTATGTCTAGCAGTGATAACCTTAGTTATAGCTTCTTCTATACTATCACATTCATATTCTGGTTCATTCTTACTACCAACAACCACTCTAGGTCTACTATACTTATCCATAGTAACCCAGATGCTATTGTGTATACCTTTAGACCAGTATGTAATAAGTAAATCATCATCAAATCTATGCAAGATATCAATATGACCATCATTCTTAGATAGTAACTGATATAGAGTGTCTCCGTTTAAGCCTATTCTCATATTCTCGAGAATATCTATAAGAGCATTTATCTTGTTTACTATGATATAGCATCGACTTACAATATTATCATACCCATCTAATGATGCTTTGATACTAATATATGGAGATAGTGTACTAGATTCGATATATAGCTTAGATAGCTCATTTACACTGCTCTTTGTGACTTTAAGCCAGCAGTTATAATCTAACTTAGGATTAGATGGTAAACGGAATTCACCAACACATTCCTTATATAGAACGCTGTCTACAATCTTAGGTTCTTTAATATCAAAGAGCTTAATAAGCATATCTGTAGTATCTATTCTCCACCAGCATTCGCTTAATTCTTTTGGATATACATCTTTAATGATATTCAATGCACCAGCTAATGTCTTAGCAGAGTCTACATATATTACCTGCTTATTGAATCTAGATACTACAACGAAATTAGAACGTTTTTTACCATCAATATCATCATCTAAGTCATATATAATACCCATCTTAGCCTCAGGTAGTATAATACTATAACGATATAACCCTTTGGTGGTTAGATTGATAGATGGTTCTATTTCAGCAATAGAATCTATATTATCAGGGCTACTCATTATGTCTGATAGATTATAAGCAGTATTATGGATATACTCTTTAATCTCTTCGAAACTAGCTTCATCAACTATACTAGTTATAGCTGGTGTAATATTTATAGTTATTTCTTTACCACCATCTTTAGCACGCATAGTCGTTGTAGGCATAGGTTCAATTCTAGCTTGTGGGAAGCTTGTATTAAACTGTAATGTAACTATTACTCCGAAATTATCATTACTATCTGGTACATCCTTAGATACCATAAACTTATGCTCATATTTACTAGCAACTAATGGTTCAGTTACCATATTAAAAGACCCAGAGCACAATACGTCTCTGAGTTTAGCTACGATTTCTTCATTCTTCATTTTATAATACCCCGTATCTTGATTTAAGAAGATTGTGTAAAGTTCTTGCTTTGATTAGCCATGGGTTATTACTAGTATCTGCTACGACATTACCACTAGTAAACACTGCTTCATATAACTTCTGTACAAAGCCTCTAAACTCATGACATTGGTAAATATAATCACCATAGATACATTTACCATTATGATGTAAACTTAGCTTATACTTTTCTTTCTCTTCATAAGTAAGTATATAGCCACCTACTTCGATATACCATTGGTTAATACCTGGTATCGCTCTACTAACGGATTTAGGTACACCGTCTAAGACCTCACAGGTCAATTCAGCTAATTCATCATCTATACAAGCCATTATTTTTTCTCCTTTCTCTTCATAGTAATAATCTTAAACTTGTAGTATCTACGATTTACAGTTTCAGAGTCTATATCAGTCTTTACTCTTTCCCATTCACTACGTTTTAGCTTAGGGAAGAAAGCATCAGCATCTTCATATACTTCATCAACTACAGTTACAATAGCATTTGTAGCATCTTCTAAGAATAAATTATAGATTTCTTCACCACCTATGATGAAGATATTATATTTTGTGAGACGTTCAGCCTCAGCTAATACTTCTTCTTTAGAATGGAATACTCTGACTCTATCATTGAATCGTTTCTTTGGCACATAGGATTCATCTCTAGTAAGAATCCAATTTTCCCTGTTAGGTAATGGATGTGGAAGAGATTCAAATGTCTTTCTTCCCATGACTACAGTACACCCTAATGTCATTTTCTTAAAGTGTTTCAAGTCCTTAGGGATATGCCATAATAACTTCCCATCTTTACCTATACCGTTTTTTAAGTCGTGTGCAACTATTAGTGATACTAACATGATTTTTATCCCCTATTTTACTTCTTTAGATATGATATCTAAAATAACTTTGCCAATAAGATTAGCAATATTGATGAATGTAAGAGCAAATATCATCATCATACAGAAGATGTATAAGAATGTCTCTGCTTGTATATCAAATACATATTGTAAAGAACCCTCACCATATAACTCTAGGGATATATGAGCGAAGACTTTACATAGCACTAATATAAACCCTGTGATAACACTACCACAGAGCAATATAGCAGCTTCTCGCTTAATAAAAGTCTTTAGTCTTTCCATACTTTCTTAATCCTTTTGAATAAATATGACAGTAGATTCCATATGAGTTGTGGAACCCATATAACTAATGCAACTATACTTACTATAGTAAATACAGGAGCTATTATATCATACGTTATATATCTTATAGTCTCACTTATACTATTAAACCCCATAAGAGAGAATAACCATATAAGAAGAAGACCCATACAAGCTATAGGTGCTAGCATAACTAGCACCATAGCAATGAATTCTTCTACAGACTCTTTCAGTTTGATAAACGTTACCATATTATTTTACCTCAACTGGTCTAGCTGTCATATCTATTACACTTACCCTGTCTGAATACTCCATATTGTGGCTGATTAGGAAGCACTGTTCGCACCCAACCATCGAAATAAGGTTCCCCAGTAGGGTAATAAACTGAATACGATTTTCTGTGTCTAAACCACCATCAATCTCATCTAGTTTAAGGATATTATAGTCTGTACTGGCATTAGCTAAGATAGCAAAGCTAATAATCATAGATAGCATACAGATTTGTGATGTACTCATAGAAGAAATATCATCATTCATCAATCCACTACCTAAACATGGAATTCTAAACTCTGTTTCATTAATAACGAATGGTTGGATAACGAATTCGCCACCAAAGATACATGAAGCCAGTTCATTAGCCTTAACCATGATATCATTCATATAAGCACCAATGAATATAGTCTGAATGCCAGTATTCGGAGATACATAGTATTTGATAGCTTCGATACGTTCATAGTTATCAGTATACTCTTGCATTTCCTTATGATATTCATCAATAAGAATCTTATTATGAGCGATATCATCACGTTGAGCTATAAGCTCATTGTAATTATCCTTACATCGTTCAGCTATAGCTGATTCTTCAAGAATCTTAGCATTAAGTTCCTTAATCAAGTCACGTTTAGCTTTAGACTCATCAGCTTTCTTCTCTAACTCTCTCATTTCTAAGTCAATCTCTTGGATTTTATCTAAATGAGGAAGATTAGTTTCAGCTTCACGGATAAGACAATCGTATTCGTCTCTTAAAGCAGAATAGTTGCCTATCTTCTCATAAGCTATATTCAAATCTATTTCATATCCCTTACGCTCAGCTTCCATACGTTCAATATCACCATTAATCTCATCAATGATGGTCTTATTGGCATTGTACTTAATAGCAGACTCTTTAAGAGAATCAACTATCTTAGATACTGACTCTTTAGCCTCAAGTAAGTTATATGAGTTTGTAGCCCTATAGATATACTCTTCTAAGAACTTAGCTGTAGTATTATTGGTAATAGATTCAATGAATCCTTTCCAAATACCATCAGCACCTATCTTAGATAGATAAGATGTATTGCTTTCGAAGACAACTTGTAACGCTTCTAGTTTATCCATGAAAGATTTAGCTTCATTTGTAAGATGTAAGTTATCATTTAACTCTTTTAGTTCTTCTTCTAGCTTCTTGAGTTTAGATGATAACTTAACTAAAGCATCTTTAGGTTTCTTCTTCTCAGCTTCAATAGCTTCTACTATGAATACACAGTCAGTAAACTTACAATCTTTAGGTTTAAGCTCAAGATTCTTAGTTTTCTCTACTAAAGACTCATAGAACCCCATATCTGCTTCTGTAGATATACGTGCTTTAGTACATTCTTCAATCTCTTTAGTTATAGTAGCTAATGTATTCTCATAGAAAGATGAGTTTCTAGTTACCAACGTATCTACATCTTCTCTAGTAATAAACTCATATCTATCCATAATAGCATATGAGAAGTTATTCATCATGTCGAATAACTCTTTAAGTCTATCATACTCAGATTTATTGTCTATACGATAGTCTAGTTTATCTATATCATTCTCTATAGCTTTAAGATTAACTACAGCTTCATTATATCTACCAAACTCTTCTTCAGAGAAATCTGCATCAATAAAAGTCTCTAGTCTAGATTTCTTCTTATTGATTTCAGTATTAATATCTGCTATCTTAAGTTCACATGAAGAGTACTCATTGGATGCTGTCTTATAAGACTCTTCCCATTGTGGCAGCTTAGCCTTATTCTCAGACAGTTCCATCTCTTCATCTCTAATGAACGTAGCACGTTCTTCTACAGTATAGATATTTGCAGTTCTATCTTTATAGTATTTAGATAAGCTATTAGTTAATAAGACACGTTCTTTCTTATTAAGCTCATACTTATCTCTAATCTTAGTATACTCTTCTAATAGTTTCTCTGCATTGTTTTCATCAAGCTTAGCTCTAAGCATAGCTATACGTTGGATAGATGCATCTCTATCAGATATAGCTTGACTAACTTGTTTAGTTATTGTATTATATCTAAGATCTAAGTCCTCCTTGTTACCAATACGGTTAATCTTTGCTGTTAAAGATTGTATTAGACTCTTATACATAGAATGCTTCTTGGATATAATCTTATACATAGCATTGTATGCTTCAATACCACTAATAATAGAAGATACAAATGACTTACGTTCAGCTGGTCTTTTATCAGCTAATCCTCTATCTTCGGAAGATAGCTGACTTAATGCCAAGAAGTTAGAGTCTAAGTTGAATAAAGAATAAATTATATCCTTAGCAGAACTTACGTTCCAAGTCGGATTCAATTCTTCTTTACCACTAGGTCCATATTTATAGACTTGACCCCTAGTCTGTTTACGTTTACCCTCTTTGTCTATAGGGTGTACATATTCTATCTCATAAGTTATACCATTGTGTAAATATCGTATAACCTTTCTCCCAGTTACCCCAGGAACAATAGCATTAGAGTCGTCATTAATTGGTGTAAGCGATTTAAGCAATGTACTCTTACCACTACCATTGGTACCACGTATAATCACGATAGGATTCACATTTTGAGATAAATCTATCTCTAATACTTCATCACCACGTCCATTATAAATACCAATATAGTTCTCTAATCTTATATATGTAATACGCATAGTATACCCTCCTTATTAGAGGTCTGTTTAAATACTACTAAAAATTAATATACAGTATGGGAACAGTGTCCCATACTGTATACTTTGTTTTATCCACGAGTTAACTCATCAAGAGCTTTAGGCATAGCCTGTGTAGCCCAGTCTATTGGAACTGGTACATCATATCTCCAATCGATTTCATATTCTTTACCACATTTAGTACATTTGAATTTGAAATCATGCTTATAGTCCATAATCCATTTATGAGGGTCATCATGTTTACTGAGAATGCTCAAATATGGAGTACGTTCACCCTTGAGTGATATAAGATATAATGATTCATTTCTGCATTCAGGACACTCATGTGCCTGAACAAACATTGACTTAGCCATATTATTTCTTCTTGATACGACTAGTCAAGTAGTCTTGTTTAGCTTTTAAGATAGCTTTAGTATTTAGCTTTTGATTAGGCACAATGAAATTACCATTTGGTTTATAAGATGCCTTATCATTGTTTTCAAACCCTTTGAAGTCAGCTAGCTCTGGATGGTCTTTAATATAAGCGTCGACTTTCTCTTTGATGTATTTAACTAATACATCACGGTCTTCTTTACTTTCTTCTTTTTGGATATAGGCCAATAAAGATGGAGCATGAGCTAGAGTCATTTCCAATAGACGTTCATCAGAAGACTTTTGTAAGTGCTCTTTGACAAGCATTGGTACAACTAATTCATAGCGTTCATCATTAAATATACGACCAGCCATACCTTTACCGATTTCTTCAGTATAGTATGGTTTTTGAGATGCTTCACGTAACAAGTCACCAATCAATGGTATGAAGTATATACATGCATTGGTATTGTGTAATGTAGTGATAGCATCAATTACAGGTCTGTAATCACAGAAGTTTGTATCTAATAGAGTACGGTATACTTTATTAGCATATGTATGTGGCATTTCCATACCAGAGAATACATAGTTGTACATGAAATCAATATATAGAGTTACTGCAATGATAGCATCTTGATTAGCATCAGGTGTAGCAGTTCTATAGATGTATTTAGTGATTTCATGGAATAGATCAATGATAGCATTGTAGTGCTTATCTTGCATAGCTTTCAATACTGCTTTAATATTGATTAGCAAGATTTCATTGTATACATAATTATCACTATCATCAGCAATGTCTACACGTATATTAGCAATGAACTTATCAAGAGCTACGTTTTCATCAGTATCTAAGTATACATAACCAATCAACTTGTTTGTAGCAAAACGATGAATCACTAAACGTACATCGCTATACTCAATACTATTCTCTTTAGTCATGAAATACTTATTGATATGAGATGCTAAACATCTAGCATTCTCACCATAGAAATCACAGTTAGGTAGAAGATTGTATCTCTCTTTATCTTTAAAGATAGATTGCTTAAGATCTTCTGCTAGTTTAGAAAAATCTAGCGATACTGGAATATTCATTTGAATTCCTCCTATTAAAAATAATGTATATAGTATGGGTACATAAGACCCATACTATATACTTATTAGGTTAGACTACTTCAGTGTGCTTAATAGCACGAATGTCACCTTCGATAACTTTAACCGCATCAGAGTAACGGCAATCTGCCATATCAAGAATGATATCAGAATATACACGTTCCACCCCATTAACGATTACTTTACCGAATTCAGTTTTTAACCCTAGTTGGTTATTGCGTTCTTTAAGCTCTTCCATTTGTTGACGAGACATAATGAACACACGATGATAGATGTCTTTGACTGCCATAATAAACACTCCCTTTTAATCTTCGACTATAAGATCTCCAGGTTGATAGTTTGTTTGTTTAGCTAGGTCAATGGATTTACCCATTTGATACATCTCATAGATGGCACGGTTCTTACCATCATCTGCACCTTCTAGGACAACACCGATATCATCTGCTAATTCAAATGCGGACTTAACACCCACAGCATCTCTATAGTTTTGCTTAAGTTCAGCAAAAGATGCATCCCAGCTATTAGGTTCACTATCACTAGTAAACGTATATCCATCAAACACACTTTGATTCAATGGACACATAATACCACTAGTACCAGGCTCAGTTGGTGAAGAGGTATTAAAGTCCAAGATACCTAAGTGAGATGGAGAGATACGTTTAAGTCTACCCTCGAGATTCTTATTGGATGTTTCACCAGGACCTGTAGGTCCTTTGAAAGTCCACTTTAATTGTAATATAGCATCACGTTCGTTAACCATATTACGGAAACCTTTGATACCACTCTTCTGTAATTCAGAGATTAGGTGCATAGGTTTCAAATTGATACATTGTTTGAAACGTCTTATTACTGTGTCTGACTTATATCGTCTAGCAATATCATGTAGACGATACATACCACTGTTTAGTTTCATTACATATAATGAAGCTATCCATTCAGACCATCTAATACGTTTATTAGTTACGTCTGTATTATCTTTAAGACGGATATTGGAAAACTCTGCCATCATCCATCTTAAGATCATATAGATATTCGACTTATATTCAAATGGTAATCTGATATTCTTCTTGGTCACTATGTCGTATTGATCTTCTAGGGAATATAGAGCGGACAAGCCTTTCTCATATTCCATATTATTCTTAACGAAATGTGCACCGAGAGAAATTATCCAGTAGTCTTTACTAAACAAAGACTCTGCAGTATAGCCTGGTTTTAATCCACGAAGATTATCCAAGATAGTTATGACTGCAGACTGGAATACACGGTCATTATCAAATAACAATTTAGCTACTTTGACATAACCAATACGGCTAGTCGTAGCTTGACATTTGAAGGTATAGAAGTTCTCTTCTTCTTCAAAAGGTTCTTTAGAAACAAAGATAGTATTATCGAACCCAAATAAACTCAAAGTATCATAGAAACCATACTTGGCAAATAGATATTTGAATGCTGGGACTTTTCTATCTACAGTACTCTTCTTACCTTTGAATGAAGAGGCTCCATTTGACATGATAGAGTATACTGTACCGTTCAGTACTTGTCCATCAGTGGTCTCATAGTCGTAGAAATTACGAATCATACGTAAAGCACCAAAGACTGTCTTAAGAGTAATCTTTTGTACTTTAGATGATTTCGCCAATGTATTATTGTAAGTACTCCCATCTACCAATTGGAAAGATGGGAAGTATGTATTACCGTTTAAGATGATATAGGAACCCTCAAATACTCTAGGTACCGCTATATATGCATCAAAGGTATCACTATACCCATTGACTTCAATATAGTAAGTAACTTTAAGTATCTTAAGGTAACTATCCTTAATAGGTACTGTAAGGTTATCATTATTCTCTATGAGAAGTCTGTTTACTTCATCATAGTCTTCTATAACATCAAAACCTAAAATCTTAACTGTAAAGTACTTATCACGTTGACATGAGATAAGCATAGCTTTTAGGTCTTCAATAATAGCATCGTCGGATTTAGAGAAGAATACGTCATTAAACTTAGGACGATTCTTGTCATTATAATCGGCAATGAATTTGCTTTGCCAACTACTCATTTTCACCCTCCTCTTCCGTTCCATTAGTTAGCTTAACAATTATCTCTTCACCTATAGGATTAGGGATATCTCCCTCTTTGTCTTTAAGTACGAGATAAGCATCAATATCTGTCTTATCGCAGATTGTAACTAACTTATTTAGAGTCATAGATGGCTTATCAAATATACGTTTATCGTTATTGAAGTTCTCGCCAAAACGATAACCATATAAGTCTAAGTCAATCTTCTTCTTTGCAATAGCTGTCTTCATACCAACCATCTCTGGAGAATCATCTACATGGATAGGTGGTGCAAAGATATTATCTGGTGTGACATTACTAAGCAGTCTATTATCTAAAGAGAATGCCTCTTTAGATTTAGCTACTACGTCACTAATACTTGAAGTATCATCCCAGTTAACGTGCTCCAATTTATCAAAAGTAAAGTTGTCTTTCTCTTCTCCCGAAGGCTCAACGAACTTAAGAAATGGACCATGTTTATAGAACCCTGCTTTACCAGGATTCTTACTTAGATAAGTCTGAGTGGTACTAGGATATATAATACCTGTCTCTTCATCAATATAACCCATGAATGATGTATCATTCATATAGTAATCGTTATAGTCTGTATTGATATCATACAGGCTTAACATTTTCCCTTCGCATATTGCACGCTTCATTATACTTTAACCCCGCTTTATAAAAATTATACAAGGACCTAGGGGAATTACCCCTAGATCCATATTTTGTATAATCTATATATTATTCAGCTTGGTTGAACTTATCGTCTTTAACGTAAGTTTTCAATGCTGTACCAGGCTCGATAGCTACCACACGGTTGCCCTCTTCATCTAAAGATACTGCAACTGTAATAGTGTCTTCGATATCGATTTCAAGGCCTTCTTCAGTGATTTCGTCACGAGTCAAGCTATTAGTGTAATTCAAGATTGTGCTGAATAGTACACGTAAGAAATCATAAAGCAATTCAGGTGCTTGGAAACGGTTTTTAACTTCAGCCATGATGAATTTGTTTACAAATTCTTGTAACTCACGTTCAGAAGCTGCAATAGTGTATTGACATAATTCACTATTATTTACCAATTCTTTATCAGTAGTGAAAGATACGTCAAAGGATGTTTTGTTTTCTTGGTCCACTGCACGGTTAACCAACAATGCACACAAGAATACACCATCTGTATTACTAATAGTAACTGCAGATGTAGTAATGTCCGCACCACCTACTTTGGATAAGAAGTTAGCCAAAGAGAAGATGATTGGACGGAATAATTCTTTAAAACTTGCCAATGGAACATCGAAGCCTACTTCGTCCACTAAGCGAGAATTCCAAGATTGGAAGATTGTAGTTTCTGTAAGGTTTTTAATCATAATAATTTCCTCCTATAACCATAAGAAACGAGATAGCAAAACCACTATCCCAATTATAATATATACTTATAGATTTGTTTCACTAGGGTTAAATTTTTACATTTAACCCTAGTTGTGCCACAAGCTCTTCTAAAGTAACAATAGGGATACCATACTTGTCAGCTTTAGTTGTCTTAGATGATGAGTAATCCTTGTAAGGTACGACTAAGTAGTCTGTAGCCTTAGTTACAGATTCACTAGGTAAATCACCATTAGCCATTAAAGCTGCTTCTACATTAGTATCTCTAATACCTGTAAAGCATATACGTTTAGCTGGTTTAGCATTGATGCTATGCTTTAAGTTAGGTACTTTAGTATAGATATAGATCAAGTCATCAGCAAATACTACACGTTCTTTAAGAATAGTTTCTACTGTGCGTTGACCGACACCTGGAATAGCTATTAGTCTATCAGCCAATTCAGCATCAGATAGTTTGATAATACAATCTAATGGAACTTGTTTAAATATAGCTGACCATGTACCAAATCCAATATCAGTGAAACCTAAAGATCCGACAATAACGAAGTCTAGGTTATCTCTGGATTTGATTTCATTAAGCTGGTCTAGGAACTTAGCTATACCACGCTCTCTAAACCCAGCATTGAATAATCTAGTCTCATCTACATTTTCAAATAGATCTCTAAGAGACTTGATTTCTAGTTTCTCTATAGCAGCATGACCAAAGTTCTTGAAGTCCAATCTATCCATCATATTAACCATCTTAGCTTGGTGTATACCTGGACAGGTTGGGTTCTCACAAGATATAGTCTTACCTGACATAGATTCTACTAACTGACTACCACATACAGGACAATGATCAATAAATGGCTCTATAGGATATAGCTGTGCATTCTTATCATTGTTTGTATTGTGTAACTTGCTTACATATGGCATTACATCATTTACGTAAGCCACTTCAATCTCATCGTTATATCTAAGACTGAGTTTCTTATATCGTTCATAAGAGTGACCACTAGCTTTATAGTGAACTGTACCATTGAATTCTACTGGGTCAAATATAATCATTGGAGTGATTGTACCATTAGAACCAACTGTATACGAATATCCACGGAATCTAGTTACTCGTTTCATAGCATTGAACTTAATAGCCATGCTATACTTATTGACGTGATTTACACGACCTAAGACTTGTTTATGATAATCATCGTTATAGGATACTACAATACCATCATAAGCAAATGTCATATACGGACGCATCATATCAGCATCTTGAACGAACTTATCTACCATGTATAATACATGATCATATCTACCAGAAAATGCTTTATATGCATTAGAAACTTTGGTTGCAAAGTATCTATTCATAAACATAAGCTCTTCTTCTCTAGTATCGAAGTGTAATGATGTACCTAATGGAACCAAAGTAATATACTCTAAGTATTCTCTAGCATTAGCTAAACCTAGAATGCCAGATACCGCAGTTCTCATATTGGTATATGATTTACCAGTCTTTGCTTTAAGTCTTTCCATATCATACTTAGTAATGATAGCTTCAAACTTCATACCAAAGACTTCATTGTCTGGAATAGTATTAGGGAATCTATATCCATACAATACACTAGTAAGATCTGTAGCTCTATCATTATCCAAATCACCACGAGTCCTAGCTGAGACCACATGGTTAGATACTTCGGCTTCGATAGAGATACCATCATACTTGAGTTCCATAACTATATTGAGAATATCATTAGGATTATTCACTCCCATACGGAAATGTAACCCAATGAAATCTCTTTCGAAGATCTTTACATTAGGATCTTCTGCTACACCAGCATTATATGCTTGGTTATCTAAGACAAACTTACACTTATCAAGTGTACCAACTAGTTCAGGATACTTATGAGCAGTGTCTCTTTGTCTATCAGATACTTGACCATTGTTCCATGGTAATGGTTTATTAAAGTTAAACGTATTACCATAAGCTAGAATATCACCACCATATGTATTCTCCATACCAATAGGTACAGGCACAAACATGCTAGGATATTCTGAATAGTCTTCCTTGTCTTTACGTACATTATGTACACCGATATTAGCACCACCGACTTGGAAGTTAGGGTTGTATCTCTTATACATTTCTAACAAGAGGTCATATACACCATCTTCAAGTGGTAGTACTTCAATATCAGTACCATTATATAATGCATTACTTATACGTAATACCAACTCTACATCATCAAGACGTACATTATTTTCATCTTGAAGAGCACAAGTTGCTATATGATTCATAAGATATACATTTTGAGGATCGAGGGCAGACTCAAAGTTGCCCCCTAGTATATCCATATAAACTTGTCTCAAATCAGACATGATTATTCCTCTTCCTCTTTAGGTGGATTGATAAACATGTTTGGTTTAGGGTCTTCACCTTTGAAAGTGATTTGTGGAACCTCAAACCCATCTTTACCTTTCACCATTTCAAATGTAGGTTTACGATCAGCATCAGGAACTTTGATAAACATATTTGGAGTAGTAGAAGGGAATGCAAAGATACTCTTAACCACTTTCTTATATTTATCAAACTTAATCCTTAAGCCTATAGTCCGTAGATATACGTTAAGCACTTCTACAGATCTAGATTTAGAATCACTATCGACTTTAACGTCAATATTGAATGGGGAATCTGTCAATAGATTCTTTGCTTTACGTCTTGCATGTGGAGACGTACTATATACTAGAAGCATAATAGCATTGAACCAAGAACCAATGTGTTGCATAGCAGACGTTTCCATTACACCCCAACGTACTGGAGTATTAGGGAATCTATGTCCACCCTCGCCTGGGTTCTTATTACGGCTATTTTCATTTCTAGAGTTTGTAGCAGATAATGAAGTTACAGAGAACTTATCTTCTGCATACTGTTTAAGTCTTACAATGTATTGATGACCAACTAGTAGAGGGCGTTGAGTTCTTACCTTACGAGGATTACCATTACTATCAAGTAATTGACAGTAAGCATAATCAATCTCACATTCAGGGAACATTTCGTACATCGCTACCAGTTTATCTAGGTCAATGTTTTCTTGTATTGGAGATACAGATAGGATAATACATCCATCGTTCTTCATAGACTTAAGCAACTCTAACTTGCTATCATCATTCAAGGCATATACATATTCCCTGAATGCATTAGCTTGCATTAGAGTAAAGATACTCATAAATGTAGCAATACGTTCTAATGAATGATTTACTTCATATGGAGTTTCCATAGGCAAGTATCTCAATAACTTAGAAGATGCTGCATTTATTTCAGTTTCAAATATCTGAGCTGGGTTAAGACGGTTAGTAGAAGTACCTTGGTTATAGATCATTTCTACTTTACGACCATCTATAGTCTCAAACATTTCATCGTCAGGTAATATACGGCTAATAACACCTTTACCACCATAACGGTTAGTAATCTTATCCCCGATATGTAGTTCATTGTTTTCACGTACTACAACTTCAAGGAAAATATTAGAGAAAGCTTTCTTACCATCAAGAGAGAACTTCTCTCCATCTAATAAGCTCTTTGCTCTAGAGTACAATACTTGTAGCTCGTATCCAATCTTAACATTAGGATAACGATCTTTGTACATATCCACTTTATCTACAAGCTCTTGAGAGAATCGAATAGACTCTTTCCAATACGTTCTAAGCTGTGTAGTATAGTTGGATGATTCCATCATCTCTGGATTATTAGTAATGACATTGACATCAACTACAGTACCTGTAGCAGTAATCTTATTGTCATTCATATTGATATCCATAAGTCTGGAATATACTTGAGAGAACAAGGATTCTTGTTTATTCTCACGTCTTGTAGCCAATAGAAGACTATTGGATACTTCTTCTCCAATATCAGGCATAACCTTATAGATAGTTTCATTACCATATAGATTGAGCATGATATCATTCTCATTGACCATGATTTGGACTTTGTGGTACAATGGAGAACTTAGTCTCTTAGCACAGCTTTCAGATAATACAATAGCATCTTCTGTAGTATCAGAGATGGCTGCATAAGTAACTAATAAGTTTACACCATCCATACGGTTATTATACTCGTCAAACCCTTTGGATTTGAGATAGATGTCACCTGTACGGATTTTACTACCAATACCTAGAGAGTCTAAGTACTTAGTATTTTGGTCATACCCATAGCTTTCTGTAATGTGTAAGTATGAGCATCGTTCTACTACGTCAATGATATTCTTATTAGCATTGTACGTAAGTAGGAAGTAGTGATGGTTAGGCACCCAGTTGAACTTATCAACCTTATCTAGGATAACTAGGTCATCACCCTTGTACTGTTTGAATGATGTGGACTTATGTCCAAACTCATTCTCATAGCCTGTCTGTAAGAACGGCACTTCTGGTGTGTTCAAAGACATGACTTGGTCGGCCTGTGTCGAATACAATAATTTACGGGACCCAGATACTGCTGTCGGAATAGGTTCGGCCAGTTCTTTACCTAATGCCTCTTCTGGGAATTTCAATCTCCTTTCGTATTTCTTAATTTCGTCTACAATGTTTACGCTAGTTGCCAATGTACTTACCCCTTTCCATTATGTAACAAGCATAGAATTGCACCAGAAGATTACTGGAATCTTCTGGCTCAAAACTATAATATACAATTACTCTTCTACTTGGTCCATTGCTCTAAATAATGCCATTACATCATTAGACAATGTATTATCCACAGATTCAGTTAAAGTCTTAGTTGGAGTCAATAGCTTACGACATTCTTCTTTAGCTACATCGAAGAATACTTTTTGGAATTCTTTATTACTGAATAGCATTTCTGTAAACTTCTTATTAGTGAACTTCATATCAGCATAATCGTCTATTTGCATATAAGCCCCTTTGGCTTTAACACGACCAGTGTCTTTAAGAAGTAATAATAAAGAGAAGTATGGGTCAAACCCAATATCAAAGTTAAGCAATAATGGCGTAGTCATATTGGCTTTATTAGTACGAGACTTAATCATTTGAACTACGATTTCTTTACCATTGAAGCCGAAAGATTCTTCTTTAATCTTCTTGTCGTCCAATTTGAAGATATTGTTAGCATCGTAGTTAATAGCTTTACCACCTGGTAATGTTTCATCTTGTTTAAGATATGGGATATCGTTCTTAGTTGGCATGAAACCAGTTTCTACACGTTTATTGATGTGATTGATTGCCAATACAATAATATTAGCAGTCTTAAGTAATTGCATAGTCAATTTGATGAACTGTGTATTAGCTTTAGCAATAGCAGTTGCATCCATTTGACCACCCATTTCACCACGATTGGCTACACGTTCTGGTACCATATTGGCTACAGAGTCAATTACGTATACGGTTGGTACCATCTTAATGATAGGTAAACCACGAGAATCTACATGACCTGTATCATATAAGTACTCATCTTTATTAGCCATCTTAGCATCATAGATAGATAAGATTTCTTTATAGATGCTTTCTACGTTAAGACCACTATTACGAATGCTTACACGTTTAAATAAGTCATCCCCAAACCAACCAGTCAATGCTTCAAGACGATTAATGGTAATACCACCTTCGATAGATGCAATAAACATTCTTGCATTATCAAAACGACGAATGATATTAGCACCCCATTGGATAGCTGCTGTTGTTTTACCAGAGCCAGTACGTCCTACAACTAAGTTAAAAGAACCATCTACAATACCAAATGCATCATAAGAGAATTTAGATCCATCAGTATGGTAACCATTAATCTTATAACCGTTCAAATAGTCTACATTAAAGAACCCTGTTGGGTATAATACGTCATAAATACTTGTACTACTAGCTGTACCCATCTTATCAGATACTACAGAAATCAAATCATCACTCATTGTGCTTCCTCCTTACATAATTTCAAGGTATTATATACTTTCTTGTTTCCTATCATGTAAGAATTAAAAAAGAAAGAAAGTCCCCCATAACACGCACACACTACACGTGTGGCTTTTTTCTTTGTCTGTTGTAAGGGGATTTTTTCTTTTATACCTTTTTGGTGCAAAGAGGCCAATTGGAAAAATTTTTGAGAAAATATTTGGTATGCCGATTGTATTTTCTTTTGGTGCGACCGTCATTGCAGCTGTGGCCATTTCTCTCCCACTGATGTATCGCTCAGCAAGGGGGGCAATCGAACAGGTAGACAGAGAAGTAGTTCTTGCAGCACGGACACTGGGACTTTCGGAGCAAATGATTTTTTGGAAAATTATTTTGCCCATGGCAAGACCAGGCATTTTGTCAGGAGGGATACTTGCCTTTACCAGAGGGCTTGGAGAATTTGGTGCAACCACAATGATTGCGGGAAATATCGCAGGAAAGACAAGAA